CAGGGACGAAGTTTCGGGGTTCCTGTGTGGCCCGAAGAAATGACCGTGACGGCCGCCGTGACGGGCGGCACCACGCCCACGGTATCTGTGGACGCCACGGCTGGCGCGGACCTGCGGATCGGCGGGCTGGCGACGGTCTACAAGGATGCCCGAACCTTCGACGTGCTGACGGTCGTGGCGAAGACCGCCACGACGATCACCTTCCAGGCGAACATCCACGGCACCTACGCTGTGGGCGATAAGGTCGTTCCCGTGCGGGTGGCATATGTCCAGCCCATTGTTCAAGGACAGCGACCGCCGGTTGGGGTGGAGACGTTCGGCGCCCGCTTCCAGGTGATCGACAACGACACCGGCGCGCCCACCGGCGACACCGGCGGATTCAGTTCGTACGACGGCAAGGTCCTGCTGGACGATCACAACATCATGGGCAGCACCAAGAAGCCGAGCCGCTTGGAGCAGCGCATCTACCTCCTGGACAATGCGACGGGGCAGGTCGTGCAGACCAGTCCGTGGGACAAGCACCGGCGCGGGCACTCCAAGAGCTTCGTGACCAAGACCCGGACGGCCCTGTGGGCGCTTCGGCGACTGCTCTACTCCCTGCGCGGCCAGCAGGTGGCCTTCTGGATCCCCACCTTCGCCGACGACATGACAGTTACCGCCGCCCTGGTAAACGGGCAGGACAAGATGACGGTTAGCAATCTTGGCTACACGCGATTCATTGTGAATCAGGAACCGAAAGCAACGTTCCGCATCACCTTCACCGATGATAGTAGCCTGGTGCGGACCATTACTGATTGCGAGGAGCTGAGCGCAACGGAAGAACGGCTGACGCTCGATGATAATTGGCCCGGCGACCGGCCAGTGGACGAGATCGTCCGAGTGCAGTTCTACGAGTTGGTCCGAGCGGATACCGACGACATCGTGATCGAGCACGGCAACACGGTAGGACAGGCCCGAGTCACCTTCCCCGTGAAGGTCGTATTCGACTAGAGGTATCATGGCCACTTTTGACACACTTGAAGGAAGCGCCGCGGGCAGCAGGCCCATCGAGATCTTCGCATTTGCGATCGGCGGGACGACCTACCGGTACACCTCCGCCGAGGACGAGCTGGTGGTGGACGCGCAGACATACGTCCCCGAGGCGATCTCCCGCGGACCGATCGCCCAGGGGCCCGACGACCGCACCCGGATCCTGGACATCGAGCTGCCGGCCAGCAACGAGTTCGCGGCCTTGTATGTGGACATCGTCCCAGGTCAACGTGCCACCGCCACAATTATCCGGCTCCAGCGCGACGAGGTGCCGGAGTTCGACACGAAGGCAATGATCTACAAGGGCTTCGTGCAGTCCGTGCGATTCCCGGGCCACGGGCAGAAGGCGGTGATCGGGGTCCGCTCGATCGAGGCGGCGTCCTCGCGGCCGATCCCGTGCTTCACCTACCAGGGCCTGTGTAATCACGTCCTGTACGACAGCGGGTGCGGCATCAACCAGGCTCTTTTCAAGCACACCGGGGCGGTGACGGACGTGACGGGAAACGTGATCACCGTGACCGGGGCCGACGGCGAGGCGAACGGCTACTACGCCGGCGGCTTCGCGAAGCCGGACGGCCTGACCGACTTTCGTTTGATCCTGAAGCATGTGGGGGAGGAGCTGACCCTACTCCTGCCGTTCCCGATCGATATCGACGGAGTAGACGTAGACATTTACGCGGGATGCGACCACAAGATCGACGGCCACTGTCAGTCGCGGTTCAACAACGTGATCGAGTTCGGCGGTTTCGGGTTCATTCCCCTGAAGAACCCCTTCACGACGAAGCTGGTGTAACATGAGCATCTTCCTTACACTTGCAATTATGGCCGTGGTCTTCGTGGTGTCGGAGCTGCTTCGCCCGAAGCCCAAGATAGAGGACACCCGGCCGTCCAGCATCGGCGACTTCAATTTCCCGACGGCCACGCAGAGCAGGGTAGTGCCGCTCGTGTGGGGCACGGTCATGATCGGCGGACCCAACGTCGTTTGGTACGGCGACCTGATCCAGGACGCCATCAAGAAGAAGATGAAGACGGGGATGTTCACCTCCAAGAGGGTCGTGACTGGGTACCGGTACTACGTCGGTATGCAGTTCGGACTCTGCCGCGGGGAGATCGACAGCCTGCGCCGCATCCTGGTGGACGAGAAGGAGGTGTTCTCCGGAGCCCAGGGCGCCGGGGTCATCCAGATCGACGAACCGGACCTGTTCGGCGGAGACGACCTGGGCGCCGGGGGCCTGGTCGGGGATCTCCGCGTACACGTCGGCACCGCGGCGCAGGCCGTCAACGCCTATCTGGCCCCGTTCCAGGACGTGAGTGGGGACTCGCCACGCTACCAGGGCACGTGTTACTGCGTGCTGGAGCAAGGATATATTGGCAACTCCACCAGCATTGCACCATGGAAGTTCGAAGTACGTCGGATCCCTAACGGGCTCACGCTGGGCACGCCCAGCGTGAACGGCGGCAACGACTGCAACCCCATGAACGTGATCTACGAGATCATGACGAACACGAAGTGGGGGCTGGGCTACCCGGCGGCGGACATTGATACGGCCGATTTCGAGGCAGCCGCGGCCACGCTGCTGACGGAAGGGAACGGTTTCAGCTTCGGCCTGGAAAGTCACATGGAGGCCGTGGACCTTCTGAACGAGGTGGAGCGCCAGATCGACGGGATCACCTTCCTGGATCACTGCACTGGTAAGTGGAAGGTCAAACTCGCCCGCGGTGGTTACGATATTGACACGGTACCGCAACTGACCAAGGACAACCTAGTGGAGCTGGGAGACTTCTCGCGCGGCGCGTGGGAGGACACGACCAACCAGGTGCGGGTGGGCTTCAGCAACCGAGTCCTGGACTACAAGGAGGACTTCGCCCTGGCCCAGGACATTGCTAACGCCATGATCCAGGGCGGCGGGACCCCCACCACCGGCGTCAATATCAGCGTCACGGAGAAGTACCCCGGCGTGAAGGACGGGGACTTGGCGAACCAGATCGCATGGCGGGACCTTCGGACCCTGAGCTACCCGCTCGCCAAGGCGACATTCGTCGTGGACCGGTCTTTCTGGGACGTGACCCCTGGCGACGTGATCGCGTGGACGGACACAGACCTGGGCTTCACGAAGCTGCCCATGCGAATCCTGCGCATCGACTACGGGGAGCTACGCGACGGTAGGATCACCCTGAACTGTGTCCAGGACGTGTTCCTGGCCCGGGACGGCATCTTCGCAGCGCCCCCCGCCACGGGGTGGTCCCCGCCCGCGGATACCCTGGTGGCCTTCCCCGCCGACGAGCAGATGGCCATCGAGGCTCCCAGGGCGCTCGTCGCGCGGGACCCGGACCTGGTCGGGTTGCAGGACAGGATTTGGACCGGCGCGCGGAGACAGGGGCCCGAGGTGTCCTACAAGATCATGGAACGTCACTCCGCCGGCGTCCCGGCTGGGGACTACACAGAGGTGGGCGAGGCCTTTGGCTTCCTGCGGATTGGAAAGCTGAAGAACGACTTGGCGCCCGGTACGGCGATCCCCACGGCGACCCTTCCTGTGGTGGCCGACCCTGACGTCCTAGCTACGCTAGTAGCGGCCTTCGATGACGACCCGGACCTGGCGGAGCAGGGGAAGAATCTGCTCAACATGATCCTGGTCGGTAACGAGTTCATGCTACCATGTAGCGCCGAGATCAACGGCGTTGACGTGCAACTGAACGACGTCTACCGCGGCATGCTGGACACCACCCAGCTGGACCACGCGGCCGACGACGCAGTGTGGCTGGTGTTCGTGGGCGGTGGACTGATCGACACCACGATCCCGGACGGCCAGAACGTCGACGTGAAGTTGCTGCCGCGAAGTCTCTCGGACCAACTGGTCATCGGCGACGCGACCGAGATCGAGGTCGTGATGGACGACCGGCTCATCCGGCCCTACGTCCCTGGCTGGATGGAGCTGAACACCGACCTGTTCCCGGCGGGAAACGTAGACCTGGATCATCTGCACCTCGGCGACCAGGAGACTACCGGCATTCTCCTGGACTACGCGCGACGAGACTTCCGAACCGCCGAGGGTGGCGACGAGATCGAGGCCCTTTCGACGGACGCCGAAACTACTTTCCCAGACTTCCCCGGTGTGAATAACACGACGCACGAGGTAGAGGTACGGAACGATCCGGACGGCGCCGACACGCTCCTATTCACCGAGACAGGTATCGTGGACCCGACGAAGGACATTCGCCGCATCAAGATACTGCGAGACACGAACGGCGTGGTCCCGTCCCGCATGCGA